TTTAGTTTTATCAGCAACAAGAACAATCTTTCTTTCATTGCCTTCAAGATTTACTTTACCTTGAAGTATCATCTTCATAGTTTCGAATGGTTTAAAAACTGCACCCGAATTTGTATTGTCATATTCTGCCATGCTTCTGGCTCCTTTTGTTAAGATTGGTGAGGGGTTCTTGGGAAACCTGCCCCTCGATCAGGTTGAGATAACGCAATGCGAGTTCCCAAGAATTAGTAATCATCCTCATCGTTGCTTTTAGTTGTATACTTATTGCCATCCATCTTGCCAAGGAAGACATCAGCATCACAACCAATATGTGAGATTGCTTTTGTTAGTCCATCAGTGATAGCCATCTTCGGTGCATCTTCAGCAGTCCGACCATTGGTGGCATTAAAGAACTTTCGGCAGCCAGTGAACGGACCAAACCTATGGTGGTTATCTGTATGCCATACAGTAACATGAGCCATTACAGCACTGTCACCATTACTAAAGTGAACAACCTCAGTAACATTATCCCATCCCCAGCCACAACCAACTGGCCCAAACTGTTCAGTCATCTTCATAACTTGATACTGTGGATCAATAGCTGAAAAAGATCTGGAACCAAATGATACTGGCTTTAGATACTTTGGATCAGTCGGGGCAAGCTTGTCCCATATTTTCATATTACTCATCTTTCTTACTCCTCTTTGAAATTCTGAGTGAACCGCGTTTATCGCGTCTGATTGTTAGGTAATCACAAAACACTTCACGTTCATTACTACCTACCATATTCTTGAGATCTTTCTTGGCGTTCTCAAATACTTTGTTTTGCTCAAGGCCATTGATGTATGTGATCGATGCATCAACAAATGCATTGTCCATACTAGCGTCTCGAACAACCATGTTATCAACAGGTATGTGATTGATGCTGATATCTTCTGGCGTATCTATACCAACAGGTTCTTTGTCATTGATAACGTGCCACCAAAAGTCATTGATAAAGACCATCATCTTATTAAAGTAATCTATATCTCTATGAACAAATGAACTTTGCCACTTACTGTTACCAAATATTACAGACAAATGACATCCTACTGCACCAGATATGTGACAGTATAATTGTATCTGTGGCATGTATCGTTCGATCATATCATTCATATCATTAAATGGATTAGTATGTTTGGCTTCAATAATAGATGGTAAAGCATCTTTACTTGCAACTATACCATCAACAGTACCTACTAATGGTACAACACCAACAGTCTTTTTAAATTGTTTTTGCTGACTAGTTAATGGAACAAAACATCCAGTAGATTTCTCAAACCATTTGATATTGAAATTTTCTGTATGAGATCCAAGCTGCACAGCTATGTTGTCAGACAGATTTTCTGATTCTGCTCTGCCAGTTTTCACCAACCATAAATCGTACCACTTGAATTGCATGATGGTAGTTGCATCACTGCCACCAATAAACCCTTGTCTTTGCATAGTAAATCCTCCTAAGTTTACTTATCATTATCTGTTTATAGGTGCAAGGTATTTCTCAAAATCTTTATCAGATAATAAACCAGTTGATATAAGTTGTTGTCGATATGGTGAGTCGGGATTCAATAGGTAATCAGGAATTTCCTCACCATCAATAATTCTATTTATTATTATCATTGAGCTTCGATCATTTGTCGTGGTCGATGTTACCTTCGGAACTGTAATAGCTCTGGAGTATTCGTTCACTGCTTCCTTGGTTGCTGTTATGAAAGTCTTGATAGTCGGCCACGTCCGTCCGCTCTGTATGGCGCGAACGTGACCGTCTATCTTTCCCAAGGTTTGATCGAAGTCCACATCTTCAAACTGTGATGGGATATTTTTATTGATGTCTTTGACAATCAAATCCATTTCTTCACGCAGTGTTTCATCATCCATCGTTGCAGGTGGAGAATATCTTTTAAGTATCTTGACTAACCACGAGCCAACTTTGCGTGTGCGTTCTTCGTATTTCATTTCTTATCCTCGATTGCTTCTGGTTTCCATTGAAGAATATTTTTAAGACGATCTGTATTTGTACCTTCTTTCGGAGCAACGTCTTCGATCTCATCATCCCACCGTTCACCATTCAGCCATGTGGTAGGGTGAGGGATGAATTGTTTTTCTTTATCTTCCATAACTTTAATAAACTTATGAAGAGCAACCAGTATTACAGAAGCCTCTTCTTTCTCACAAGCTTTCTTAAATGCCAAGCGAGCATGACCTTTGCTAACTTTTCTTGGGTACAATTCCCAGAACTCATCAAAGGGTAGTGTCTCTGAGACACCCGAAGGATGTATATAATCTACTATATCTATAACCTTATTACCTTTGTGTGTCTGTGTGACACTAGTCTTCTTCATTTCAGTCTCCTTTACTATTGAGAATTGATACAGTGATGACCTTCCCTTGCCGCCACTGTGCCTGATTATGATTTTATTTTCTACCAACCAGTTAATAGATCGAATGACAGATGACCTGCTCATGCAGGACAGCTTAGTCATCCGCTCGATGCTTGGGTAACAGACACCGTATGAGTCTGTATGATCAGCTAAGATCAGTAAAATTATTTTGATGTGAGCATTTGGTACTTGCCAAGACATAACTTCATCAAGTAGAATACCATTATAACTCATGTGGTTTTTGCATAGTTATACTCCTCCTGTAATCTTTGCTGGTTACATATCGACACTGACCCCTAGGCTATCACACCTAGGGGTTTTTTTCAAAAAGATAATTCTTGTTGATCCTTACCCATCCAGTATTCTTTGATGCGTTTACCTGAATCTGTTGTGACCCACTGGCTTTCGATTGGGAATCCAGTTTCTTTTATATCACAGATTCTTCTTGGCAAAGACCAGCACCCAAACTTATCGAGCGCTACCATACCACTGATGGTATTACCTTCTTCAAGAAACTTCTTGATCATCTGACTTTGATTTGCGAACTCTTGCATTACTCTCTCCTAATAGTTGTGCAAACAATTCATCAGGTATGATGACTATCGTTTGCGGTTTGCCACTGCGCCTTTTGTAGAACGCAATGTCTCTGTTATCCAAGACCGTGAATGGACTTGGAAATCCTGACTTGTCTCTGTATTTAACTTCACCTACCAGATGTCGTCCGTCCAGTGTGAGGTGGATATCTCCTGACCATTCTCCTCCAAGCGATCCTGAGAGGGGGACTCTCTTTGCTTGGATGCCTTGGTCGTTGAGCCACTGGGTAATTTTTCTTTCATGGTAACTGCCTTTCGACTTATTTTTGTTTGCCATCTGTCATCCTCATAACAACTTATACATATGGTATGGTAAGTTGCTTTCTTTATTGACGCTAAAATTTGTACAAAATATTCTACTCTGTTACCACACGCATCACATTCATGGTGAGTTTTATTCAGAATCTTTCGAGCGGATTTCGATCTTACAGCCAAGTGCATCTAACCAGCACGTTAACATGAAACCAGATGGCACACGTTTGTACTGCTCCCATTTATGAATCAAAGACGAAGCGCAACCCACAAGATCAGCTAACTTTTCCTGTGAATAACCAAGTTCATTTCTTCTATGCACTAACTGATCGATAAGATCTGCGTAACTATCTGTTACTTTTATCTCAGTTACATAGTGAGAGAACGTTGTCATAACACACGCTTGTCTCTTCGTTTACATTTACCAGTTCTAATTATCTCAATCATGTTAGCTATCTTGATTGACGTATCGTAAGATAGTTGAGTATCACCCTTAACTGTTCGGTAATATGTTGAGCTAGGGATACCTGCTTTATGAAATATTTTCTTGAGAGGTATCTCTAGCCCACTGCTCAACGCTTGTAGCTGTTCAAAATAATTGATTAACATACTGCATTTATGCAACAGTGCCTTTTATTTTGTCAACCTGTTGGATCAATATCTATTGGTATAGAATTATGATCAGAGAATAAACTGTATTCAATACAAGTATTGTTATCTAAATATAATATTATATCAGTTACCCAATACTCTTCATTGGTTGGTGAATCTTCAGCTTCAGTTACACGCCTTTGGATTTTAATCCTTTCGACATTATGCATTTGACTTGTTTGAATATTCTTAGACATCGTATTCATCCTCCATTAACGCCATGACTTCACCACTACCATCACAGTTATCACAGTCTGCGCGGTACTCTTCCAGTTCACCAATGTCACTTGCGCTCCATCGTTTTACTGGACGTTCATAATAATTGTGACCATCACCATCACATTCAGGACAAGTAATAAACTCATCCGTTACCATAGTATCTTTTACTCTACCCATTAATCCATCCTCGTTGAAAAATGTGTTTTGCCAGTAGGTATTCCCATCACAGAATAGGGATAGAAATATACCTTACCTTCACGAGTATCCCATGTCATGTAGGGATACATTGGTTCATCTTCTGGGTATCGATAGACACCTTCGGCATCTATCTCACCACCCATTGGTCTGTCTTTGATAGGCATACCTGCTCTTTGAGCATAGCATTTATCAAGATGATCCAACAAAGTTTCTTCACTACCCATTGTGTAATGTAGATTCCATTGCATAACCCAGAGTGGAACGTATCCACCCCAAGCCATCATATCATCGGTAGTCATATCGTACCGCTTTTTATCATAAGTTATTTGCATAATTGCACTCCTCACTTTCTTTTCCTATGCTCTCTCCAAGCTAGGTCTTTATCAATATCACTTAACACTTTTCGTAAGTGTGGATATTTCTTTAAAACGATTTCAATTATTTCAAGAGTCATGTACTCCGCAGAATGCAAAGCGCACATGATTTCTCTTTCATCACCATAATGTATGGATCGATCGTTCATTACTTTCTCTTCTTCACGGAGAAAATATTCATTAGCCGCTTGTTTGATTGCAGTGTACATAACTCTTTCCTTTAATAAGGGATTTCATCACGACAGGTAAACCTTTCGCTGTCTATGAATGCTTTATCCCAAGATTCTTTTGCTCTACGTTTGAACTTATCACTGTCAAACCTAGGATTCTTTGAGGCAATTCGCACCGCCTCAGTTAAAGCGTCTAGCTGATACACATCACATAGTGGTGCAATCTCTTTGGCTATAAACTCAAAGTGTTGTCTACTTAATTTCATTTTTAGATACTCCCATTAACTCATGAACATCTACTGGCGAACCATGTTCTTCAAGATGATCGACAAGACTGCTTAATGAATCGCGCAAGTCCATCATCCCTTCGATCAATTCCATAGCATTTGTTTTAGTCAAAGGCATTGGAATCATAGATGTAAGATAGTCACCTTTACCTTTTGGTGACTCACCATCGACCTTAAGTTTCTTAACTTTTAGGTCAAAGATTTCTGCAGCAACATCATTCAACTTCCAAAGTTGTTTGACTGTTGCAGGTTGTTTGTCTCTGTCATACATAGCTATCCTCCTAGTCTATGGTTGAAGTTATGGTTATATTGTATCGAACCCAATCACCTACGATGTCTTCGATTTCACCAGTGTAATCATTGATATCAAAGCCTTCTTTAAGACTGATGTTTAGTAATGAATCAATCTCAGACTCTTTGAAACCATCAAGTTTAGCATCAATCATCTTTTCAATTTGGGGTTTCATGATCTCGAATAAAGCTACCGCTATTCGTGATTCTCTTGCTGATAGAATATCAGTTTCTTGGTCTTGCATATTGTTACTCCTCTTATAAAACAATTTATACAATTCATTGGAAAGAAAGTCAAATTCATTTACAACTTTCTCATTAGGTTTTTGACACACACACTCAAACCCCACCCCCACTCGAGGTCGGGCGGTGAAACTTGGTGCATGTATCAAATGGTTAGCTAGTTTAGACACTAGCTTTCAAGCGAGCGAAGCGAGCGTCGAAATTTTTGAGGGGCTGATTTCTCAACCCCTCTAACTTTCTTTCTGCTTCTTGTGTTATGAAGCTATCGCATCCATTTCTGCTAGAGTTGCCGCAATCTTTTCGGGAATCTCTGCGTCTGGTTTATCGGATATAGTGGTGTAAGCCATGCCGAAATGTTTCTTGTAAGCTTTCTGCATCTTTGCAAGTTCTGATTCCATAACTCGCAAACCGAAAGCTTCCGCTTTCCATTTTGCGGCGCTTGCCTCAAGATTAGTAGTTGAGATCTCATCGCCTGTGTACTGTTTGCGATATAGGTTAGCCCAGTACTTAGCTTTAGACTCTCGGTCTGCTTGTCTCGGAATCCAGAATTCAAGATCTTCGATCTCTCTCTGTAGCTTCCTGCGACAATGATATTCTAGGCTGTCAAGATGTCTCCAGCCGTCTCTGTCTCCAGTAAGATTATCTGTGCTAAAATATAACTCTGTTGGGTTAGTGTAAGTTTCAACGATATGTTTAAAAAGATTTGTCATAATTTTATACTCCATGTTTAATTACTATCTTTCTTTAAATTTGTCCGACCCGAAGTGAGGGGCTGGACAACAACGACAGGGACTAACCATGGTTCGTAGGTCAATACGCAACTACGTCCGTATTTACCTAGGGTTCTGGATAGGCCATGACGGTGGTGACCAGACGCGAGCTTCGTGTTGGTCATATTTCTTCTATCTCATATATCTACCGAGCTTTAGCGAGGCCTATCTAGAACGCTTTTGGGGTGAGCGATAGCGAGGGGGATTTGCACGATCAATCCCCCTTGGACAAGTGGTACTCACCGCAAGGCGGCAGAGACTCTGCGAGGCTCTGTCTTTGATGAGTGACGCGGTTTCCGCAAAAAAGAGAGTGGCAAGGCCACACAATAATCGCGGAAATGGCCCATAATGTGCGTTGACAAAGGTATATTTTGGCGTGGTATAGATGGGGGGAGAGAGGGAGAGGGGGGCATCAAGGAGTAACAGATGAATACATTAGTAAACCGTAAACTAACGCCAAAACAGACAAGGCTAGTTGATACGCTTGTAGCCACTGGGTGTTCGATCAGACAAGCTGCAGCTGACGCTGGATACGCACAGGGTGAATCTGGAAGAGTAAGTGCAAGCAAAACGATACGGCTCCCACATGTGCAGCAGTATATGATGTCGCGTATCCAAGATCAGTTAGGATTGAACGCTACGATGGCAGCATCGAAGGTGATGACGTTGGCTCAAGGTGCTAGATCAGAGCATGTACAGTTGGAAGCGGCCAAGGATATACTGGATCGAGCAGGGTTCAAGCCAATAGATAGAGCGCAGGTACAGGTAGCTGGAGATATTACAGTGAGCATAGACCTTGGCTGATGGGATACGGAGTGCTACCGCACACATTATGCTGAGTAGCTATATGCCCTTCGGGACATCACGCTACGTCAGATACAGTTC